GACCCAAATATGCTACGTTGGTTTATTTTTGCGCCCGGAGATATACACCCTGAAAGTATGACAAGGTGGAATCATATTGGATTTACAACAAGAGACTTTACAGATTATAGTCTAATTTTGAAAAATACAAGTGCAAAAGAATCCGTTGCTTTGGGTAGTGTTGATAATTCACATACAAACTATTTGGGTTCTGCTCTATCTGAAAAAGAAATTGATTCTGATTATCAAACGATTACAATGTCTAATGCATCTATTACACCTGACCAAATGAAAAGAGTCGGAATTATGCGCCTAAAAGAACTAA